AATGCATGTAAAAACCCATTCACTCTCGCTACACCCCACTGGTCAGCTGATGTGACATTACCTCTAACTGAACCAGGGCTTGTACGATAAGCACCTACACCTCTACGAAACACAGCAATCAAAGTTCTAAGGTTTGTTCTGTGTTTTGGATTTTTGCCATTATGTTCTTTAACTTTATTTGTTAAAGTTTTTCTAATTCTGTCAGATACAGCTTTTGCACTAACATCATCAGCAATTTGATTGGCTAAATCTAATGCTTCTTTTCTTCTAGCTCTAACAACCTTTTTCTGGTCGTTAATAACTTTTTTCATTGCAGGAACGCCCATGTTAAGAACACCACCCCATTTTATAGCGGCAACAACACCAGCTAATCTGTTATTGTTTTGATGTCTTCCCATAAATCGTTCTCTTCTGCGAACCCAACTTAAAACTGCTTCACTTCTGTCTCCAGCTTGATATTTAGACCATCTGTTATAAGCATCATTACCAGTAAAAGATGTTGGTGGATTACCACCTGTTCCACCTCTTCTCCATATTTCTGGATAATCTTCTTTCAATGCTTTTGCATATCCATAAGGAAACATTTTATATTTAGAATTAGAAATTCTTACTGCCATATCATCTCCAGGACTAGGAAAATTAGTTCTGTCTTTCATTGGCTTTTTTGATTTTTTAGGCTTTATAGCTTCTTCGTATTCATCATGTGTTTTACAAGGCATAAATACATTTTTACCATTTACTTTATGAGTATGAACACCAACAGCACATGATAACTCTTTTGACCTATTCATAGCTTCACCTGGATTGTCAAAGACATCTTTAGGATTAGCAGCTTTTACATTTTCTGGTTCTATTTCAAATTGTGATTCCATAAGTACTTCAGCTTCCTCTAAACTTACGCCTAGTTCTTCAATATTATCATAATCTTTTTTAGGTTTGCGTTTTAAAAAATTCTCAGCTTCTCTTCTTGTATCAAAACATTTAATTACTTTTCCATCTTCATGACTAATTACACAGAACGCACCATTAGGCATTTTAGCAATATACTTTTCTTCATTTCTGGGTTCATCAGTCATAACAACATTTGGTTGCCTTGTTGTTTCAGGAACACCATCAGTGCTATCCATTTTTGCATCAAATAATTGTCTAAGCATTTTAGCTTCATAACTAGCTTCATCATCACTAGCTGCTTGTATCTGACCAGCATCTGTTGGTTTAGGTTCAGAACCATCTACTGGAACCTGTAACATATTCATAGGTCTTAGATAAACATTATGCTTTTCATCTACTTCAAGACCTACGACTTTTCTAGCTTCGCCAATGGTTATCCAACCACCAGATACACCCATGTTCACTCTCTTATACAAATCATCCATATCTGTTTGTAGAGCTCTTACATTAGAAATATCATAATCACAAGTTTGACCAGTATCACCAAAATCTGGAATAAGTAATTGATGTGTTAATTCATTAGCTACTGTTTTCCATAATGGAACTAATCTCTGCTCTGTGAAAAACTCTCTAAGTTCAGCAGTATTATTGTATGTAGCAGCATCAAGACCTGCACCAAGCCCAGCCAATATTGCAGGAACACCTAAGACAGCAGATACTCTTTCTTCTGGAAGTTTTCTTAATTCAGTTAACTTCATTTGGTCAGGAGAAAAAGAAACAACTTCAACATTCATTGAACCAGATAACACCATAGGTGCACCTCTGTTTTTACCACCAAACTTTTGTTTGTAAAGTTCAGCAATAGCTTCTGCTTCATCTCTAGTAGGACCACCCATTGCATCATTTCTTGGAGAGAGAACTACGCCTGGCACGGCTAAGTTTGTTAATAATGCAGTAGTGTATTGACCTGCTGCTTCATCACCTAACAATTCACGAAGAATTGATTTAAGTGGTGCATGACCTCTTCTGTGGTCATTAGGGTCTATTCCTTGTCGTATGTGAATAATATCTTTAGGGTCTATTTTTACTGGCTCACCAGATGTTGCATTTTTTTGAGATGCATAATATTCGTAATGTGTAATTAGTTTAGAAGTATTACCTCTGACATCTACAAGTCCAGGCATTAGTGGAACTAAAGAAACAACCTTACCATTTTGATTTCTGTTTTTAAATATAAAAGCATCACCATGTGCATTTAAAGAAAGCACAATGTAATGTGATAAAAGACTTGAAGACATAAATTCATTTGGTCTTCTATAAAGTTCACTTACTGGGTGCCTGTAATCTATTTCTCTATCACCAAATACTTGGTCTCTTTTTACTACTTGTAGTTGTGGTTCAGCAAATGAAGTCGCAAGAACATTTAAACATGCAACCACAGCACTATTGGCAGTACCATCTCCAATTTCTTTTAATTCTGCTGTTTCCCAAAAACCAGCTGTTGTGTTATATCCATATACAGAACTGTCTCTACTTGATGCAAGGCTTTGATTATAACTAGCCATTTTCCTAAGCGATGCTTCGCTAGGTCTATTTAAATATTCTGATGCTCTTTGTAAAAAACTCTTATTCTCTGCCATTAATACGCCTGCCAGCTTCTCCTCTGAACTAATGCCTGTACACCCAATACTAAAGCATCAACGATATCATCGTTTCTACCTACAGGAAAGGTCATAAGTTCTCTCTCTAAATCTTCTAACCACGATGCATTAGAACGAAACAACACATCGCCTGCCTCCATCCTAGCTGATAATGGCATAGCCTGTGTTATTTTATCTTTACTTGCATCCATTTCTCTAACTCTCATACCTTGTCGTTGTGCTTCTTGTATAAAGGTTTTTGTAAATCCTTGTTTTTCCATACACACATATGCCCACCTATACTTCTTATACATATTGTTTATCAATGGAATTATGTCAGGACCTTCTATTTTTATCCTTTGCATGTCTTCAACATAGAGTTTCATGTCAGGTGACATGGCATAAGATATTACAACTGTGTAATCAGATTGAGTACTTGTAGTAACAGCCAAGTCAGCAGCACCAAAGTGAACCATTTCTTCTGGTTGCCATTGAGTACCACCACCTTTGTATATTCTGTCTTGTACTTGAAAATATTGCATCCATTCTGGTTTCAACATACCTTGTCCTGCATCAACAAACTCTGCTAAATACTCTTGTGCAAACACAATAGAACCAACTTCATCTTTTGCAGAGTCTATTTCTTCTGGGTCTATCGCAGGATTATCATATGTAGAATATTGAAATCTTTCCCAGTTTGGAGAATTGCCAGCTGTTTCCCATAAATCAAAAAACCAATTATTCATACCCATTGGTGTTGATATAAATAATGCAGAACCTTTTCTTTCAGTAAGAGTAGGTCTTAGTACTTCTTGCCAAACATCAGGTTTTATAAAGGCAGCTTCATCCATAACTAAGAAATCCAAACCCTCACCTCTTAATCTTTGAGGATTATCAGCAGACTTGCAAGATATAGAGCCACCATTAGGAAATAAAACTTCCATATTAGCTAAAGATATTTTTGGTTGTATTTCTGGTGGAAAAGAATAAGCAGCATTTTCAAGTGCTCTCCAACCAACTCTAGCTATTGCAAATGTAGGTGCAACCCACCAAGCTCTACCACCATTAAGTGCAACTTCCATGCACATATGGATACCTAATCTAGTTTTACCAAATCGCCTACCAGCACATAGTATTTTCCAACGAGCATCAGAATTTGACACTTCTTGTTGGTTTTCATGTAAACCAGGTAATTCAGGTATGTAAACTGGCATTAATAACCTAGTTCACCTTTTTTCTTTTTTATTTTATTTATAGAATTTTCAATCATAGTAATAGTTTGTTGCCATTGTAAATGTTCAGCTTGTTGCTGAAGTTTTGAAGGCTCAATCATTACCATACCAAAATGCTGTGCTTCTAATTTTTTTAATTCGTTTTCGACTATTGTTGCTTTATCTTCTTCAGTCAAATACTCATACTTTATAGTCATATCACCACCTAAATTTTTTCTTCTTAGCCTTATTAAATTTATCAAGAGATTTTTGTGTTAAGTCAGAAGGGTCTTTTTCCCACTCAACATCCATAGGTGTCTCGAACATTACATTTTTAGAAATTTGCCTAGTACAAAAAGACTGACACACAGGACAATCAATTTTTGGTTCATCCAAAATACTGTGAGTAATTTCAAAAGTTTTTGCACAACTTTCGTTTCTGCATTTGTAATCATATCTCGGCATCTCTTTTTAAATAACCTCTTAATAAGTTTTGATACTCTTTATGAGCACCAGCTTGTTGTCTGCCATCAAATATATCATGATGTCTCTTACATAATATCGCAACATTCCACATTTCATTGGATATGTCTCTATTTTTTCCACCCATACCTATAGCTTTGATATGAGCCATTTCTAGCCAAGTTCTGTCTGAACAATTATGCCACTCACATTGATACTTAGCTCTCTTTAATGCTTTTTCACGAAGTTCTGATTTATTAATTTTACCAGTGCCATCTCTTTTTTTCTGACCCATACCAGAAATACCAGAACTAGCACTTCTTCTTTTTTTAAACTCTGCGTAAGTTTCGTTCTCTGGTTCCCACTCTACTCTAGCCATGTGCTTCTCTTTTATTTAAAGACAGCAAACATATATCACAAATTGTAAGAACATCAGATTTTAAAAGTTCTTTTTTACAAACTCTACAAAAATACTTATCAATCATCTCCTGCCCAATTTGGATTACCTCTATATGTATCAAGAACTTTTGTTTGATATAAATCATCCATAGTTAAATATATTTTTCTAGCTACGATATAACCTTTTTTAATTAACCACCTGTAAGGTGCAGAGAATATTCTATTTTCTATCTGTTTAAATTTTTCTATCATTATTTAAGTATAGAGGATTTTTGTTTTAGATACAGCTCTCCTAAGAGAGCCGATGATGGGAGGAGGTCGGTGTGGAATCCGACTAACATCACTGTAAAAAGGCGTGGTATTTAAAAACACACACGCCTTTGTACTCTCGCTATGGAACACCATAGATAATTACAAAATTATTATAAATACATTTAACATTTACTTAACAAATAAAACCTCAATGTTTAAGAGATTGTGATAATCTTCACAAATGGATTATGTAGTAGGATTTTTAGTCGGATACCTTTTTAAGGAGGTTGTTGTAATTCTTAATAAACTTAGTAAGTGGGATTGGGATAATAGACAAGGATACTACTTTGATTTAGAACCTTTAACAGAGGATGACTTACCTTAAAAGTCATCATCATCT